ACAAGCTACGCAGAATTAAAAACGGCTATTGCGGATTTCTTAAACCGCGATGACTTAACGTCTGCCATCCCTAACTTTATTGCGTTAGCGGAGGCTGATTTTAACCGTAAAATAAGACACTGGCGCATGGAGGGCAGATCGTCTGCCACCATCGACACACAATACTCTGGCATCCCTGCTGATTGGTTAGAAACTATTAGGTTCAATATTTCAACGGACAGTGGCACTCAACGCCTAGAACTCATCAGTCACGCAGAGATGGCAGAGCGCAGACATCAGAAAGACGACATTGCAGGAACGCCACAGTTCTACGCCATGTCCGGCGGTCAGTTTGAGGTTGCGCCAACGCCAGATGAAAGCTACACGGCTGATCTGCTATACTACCAAACTATTGACGCACTGAGCGACAGCAACACAAGCAACTGGATACTGACGTATCACCCAGACGCATATTTATATACGGCACTGGTACACAGCGCACCGTACCTAAACGAAGACCAACGAGCTACAACGTGGGCGGCACTAAGTCAGTCAGCAGTAGACGGAATTAACCAAAGTGACAACGAGGCACGTTTTAGTGGAACGGGTCTTAGAATGAAAATCAGGAGCTATTAAATGTCATTCTCAAACGAATTTGAAACCAGAGCCTTACAGTGGGTTTTTACTACAGGATCGCCAACAAGACCAACTGCGTGGCACTTGGCATTATTTACAAGCAATCCAGATGAAGACGGCAGCGGTACTGAGGTATCAACGTCAGGCACGGCATATGCCCGTGAAGCCGTGACATTTACCGTGTCAGGCAACACCGCCACAAACAGTGGCGCGATTGAATACGCCACCGCGACAGCGTCATTTGGAACTGTCAGTCATGTAGGTGTTTACGATGCGAGTACGGGCGGCAACCTAATTGCCTATGCCGCACTATCATCAAGCAAGGCGATTGACACTGGCGACATTCTACGCATCCCTGATGGCGATCTTGATATAACCTTGGATTAATCGATGGCGGTTTATCGTGGCGGCTACGGTCTTAGCACTTACGGCAATTACTCTTACGGATTAGACGGCTCTATCTTAGCGGCTGCCGCCACAGTTATTACTGTTGGCGCAGTAGTTGGATCGGCTGTCAGAATACGCGATGCCGCATCAGCCGTAACTGCCACCGCATCCGCAACCGCATCCGCTAATATCGTAAAAGATGTATCGGCTACAGCTAATGCAACCGCAAGTAATAGCTCTGCGGTAATACGAATTAGAGATGCGTCAAGTACCATATCTGCGTCTGCCACTAATACAGCGTCAGCAGAACGCCTAACGACTGTTTCGGCTACATCCCTACCTAGCGCATCACTTACGGCACTGTGTGAGCGTGTGAGGGACGCAGAGGCGACATCTACACCAACATCTACGATTACGGCTAATGCTGTTGCGGTGTTTGAGTTATCCGCAAATGTTGCGGCTAATTTATCAATTACGGCAAATGTTTCCGCAATTAAAGAAACATCTGTGACAACATCAATAAGTTGTGCTACAATATGCAACGCAACTTACAAGTGGAATGACAACGCGATTACGTCTGAGGTTTGGACGGATCAACCAATAACTGAAGAAACGTGGACTGCAATAAGTGATACAGATGAGGAATGGTCTAATATCACAGGTAACGTAAAATCATGGACAGACGTAAGCGACACGTCTACAGACTGGCAAGAGGTAGCATAATATGGCTGATACAACTACAACAACTTACGGCTTGACTAAGCCAGAAGTCGGTGCGTCCGAGGATACTTGGGGTACTAAGATTAATGACAACTTAGATGACATTGACAATCTTCTTGATGGCACAACGCCCCTTACAACTATTGATGTAACAGGTGACGTAACTGTTGGTGACCAAGTTATAATTGGAACAAGCGGTGTTGCTACTGCGTCAGGCGATGACTTAATTGTAGGTCAGACTGATGCGAATGATTACGGTCTTACCATAAAATCTGGTTCGGCAAATATCGGCAACATCTATTTTGGTGACGATGATGTAACTACAGTCGCATCACGGATGGGACGTATCTCTTATGACCATTCAGACAATAGCATGTCTTTTAATACTAATAGTCAGACAGCCTTAACTATTGATAGCTCGCAAGACGCCACCTTCGCGGGTGAAATAGACGCATCCGCAGGGGGTATCAAACTAGGCGGCACTGCTGCGGCTAATCTGCTTGATGACTATGAAGAAGGGGATTGGACTCCCGTCATATCTGACTCAGAAACCGGTGGTAATACAGGAACATTTTCAAGTTCACAAGCAACCTATGTAAAGGTTGGAAATATGGTTACTTTGCATTGTCAGGTTTCAAATATGAATTTAAGTGGGCTAACAAAAACAAACACACCATTTATTAGAGGTTTGCCTTTTACATCATTTAATGAAGGCTCAACAGCGTATTATGTTGGTAATGCAATTTTGAATGGCGCAGTAGGCTTAACAAGTAATAAAGAAAGCACACCTGTTAGACTTAGAGATAATAATACTGCTATGGCTTTATCATTGTTAACAGTTGATGATATTGATAGTGGGGTTGCTGATATATCAGGTCTTACAATAACATATAGAACAGCATAAGGAATAAATTAATGTCAACTTATACAGAAGAAATACAACAAGAAGTAACACTAACAAATGACGGTCATAAGAATGTCCGAACCACCACTATCACATATAAAGACGGTGTTGAGGTTGGTCGCTCTAATCATCGCAGAGTAATTATGGCTACTGAATCCGTGCCTAGCGATATAGCTAGTTTTATTGAAGAAAAGAAAATTGTGCAACCTTAAATGATTGAGTGGTCACGGATAAAAATGCCTGAACTTATCGTCAAGATAGATAAGAAGGGTTGGTTCAAGGGTTGCGGATTACACCATGCCGCAATCGTTGCCTTTACAATTTTACTGGGTCACTACATCGGCTTCGGTGAATTTATGGCGGCATTTGGTGTCGGGTGGTATGGCTGCAAGGAATATGGCGGTCAGATTTACCCGCCAAAAGTTTTTGAGGTGATGGACTTTGTAGCACCCGCAATGGTGTCGCTAATATATTTAGTAGCGGTAAGTTAGCTACGTTAACTAGGAATTGCTATGGCATTAGTACCATTAGATATACAGATGGGCTTCAAAAACAACGGCACAGAGTTTCAAAGCTCAAACCGTTGGCTTGATGGCAATCTTGTACGTTGGCATCAAAACAGCATAAGACCGATAGGCGGTTGGGAAGTTCGCGTAAGTAGTGCATTTTCTAATCCTGCTCGCGCAATGTTTTCATGGCAAGACTTAAGCGAGGACAGGCGTTATGCCGCAGGAACGTCAGACAAATTATATACCATAAGTGCAAGTCATACGGTCACCGACATTACTCCTGCTACACTTACCGCAGGGCTTGTTGATGCAGACTTAAATGATGGCTATGGCGGCTCATTTTACGGTCAAAGCTACTACGGTACTGAGCGTGTCCCCAGTGAGACGTACTCAGAGGCAACGACATGGTCATTAGATAACTGGGGCGAATACTTAGTCGCCTGTAGCGTTGCCGATGGCAAGTTGTGGGAGTGGCAGTTAGATGTCGCCAGTGATGCGGCAGTAATTGCTAATGCGCCAACAGACAACTTAGGCTTGCTAGTTACCGAGGAGCGTTTTCTCTTTGCGTTAGGCGCAGGGGGCAATCCCCGCAAGGTTCAGTGGTCTGACCGTGAGGATAACACCACATGGACACCTGCCGCCACTAACGAGGCAGGAGACATCGAGCTTCAGACTTCAGGTCAAATCATGGCAGGAGTTAGAACTAGGGGTCAGTCACTAATTATTACAGACATTGACGCACACAGCGCAACCTATATCGGATCGCCATATGTATATGGCTTTGACCGTGTCGGAACGTCTTGCGGTCTTATAGCAAGAAAGGCTGTTGCCGCAACGGATGCGGGTGTCATGTGGATGGGTCAGAAGAACTTCTTCTTATATGATGGCGCAAAGGTTCAGGAAGTGCCGTGTGAAGTTTGGGATCATGTGTTTACCGACATCAACAGGGCGCAAGTTAGCAAGGCGTGGGCAACTACG